TCATTATCAATACTACCTGTAGCATCTGTAATACCACTAAATTGTATGAATGGTAATGAACCACTTGGATTTAATATGTTATATTCTTCTTGTCCATCATTTCCATAATCAACTAAAGGATAATATACAGCACCTGATAAAGGTAAATCACCTAAATCGGCTGATTGCGACCATGAACCTGTAATGTATTCTACGGATAAATTGTGATTTAACGCACTAAAATCCCCATCAACGACAAATGCACCATCTAAATTACTTGTGAATTGTATTGCTTGATCTACAACGCTAACTTTGTATGTAACATAACCATCCATACTAGTTATTATTTCTTGTAGTTGCATATTACCTGCTAGTATCTCATCTCCATCTAATAATACTGCTGCTCCAATAAAATCATATAATGCTGGAGTATCTGTAGCTCCTATGTCATATGCATTTTTAAAGAATACATTATTTTTCTTTGTGCCTGGTAAATCAAATGTTTGAGAACCAACACCGAATAATACTCCAATTCTGGAATTATCGAATGCTGATATATCTAAACGTAGTGGAATGTTAGAATCTATATCTAAATCCGTTACTACATTCTCATATGTTACTCTTAATACTAGATCTCTCATTATGTTCTACTTCTTGGTTTATTAGAAAACTCATACTCAATTTCTACTTGGTATTTTTTCTGTCCTTTTTTATTTGTCTTATATCTAAATGCACTATTAGTTATGTTAATAGGTACAAATGTATCTTCAACTTGTAACATTACATTTGGTGATATGAATAATTCTTGATAGAAATTCTCTATCGCAAAATCACCATAGAATGAACTATGTACACCTGCAATATAATCAGTGCTAATTTTATATTTGTAGTTTTGTTTTAAATAATATTGTTCAAATCCTCTATTGTATGGTGAATAAAGTGATGTTGCTGAATTATAATCGCTATTTACTTTCTGAAATTCATTACGTTCATTTATTACAGCATTTTTATTTGTTGTAGTATTTAATCCTATAAAATCCCATACACCCCATTTATTAATGAATGCAAAGTTACTTCTAGTTTCCCAATCACATGGTTCATCACGTTTCCACCAATTGATAGATCCTTGATTTAATTGTAATTGTAAGAAATTCCATTGTGGATCATCACCATCTATACCAGGTAAATTACCTGGAAATACGGGACCAGAGCAAAACGGTATATCAGCACCACTACCCTGTTGCGTTAAGTATGGTGATAATGTCGTTAATGCTGGTCCTGTAAACTTTACTGATGATTGTATTTCACCTGTTTCTTGTGAACCAGATTCTGGTGAAAAATAATATAAATGTACTGCGTATGCTCTATCTGTTGTATCAGTAGGTGATATAGATCCTGATATATTAAACCATGATACTATACCTAAATCATTTTCAGATACTGTTCTAAATCTATTACCTCCATTAACTGCTAAGTTATCAAATATACGATCATTAGTTAATTGTTCTCGTTGATATTGAGGCCAATTAGTTAATATCGCTTTAAAATTGTTATTTCCTGTATATGATGGGTTTGATGATGTAAAGTTAATTCTAATATCTTGTGCATTAAAATTAAACGATGCATAACTACCTGTATCTGGAGGTGCTATAAATGGTACTTCACCTAAATTAAAATCTTGTTCTGTAGGATATACTTCTAATACTTGTCCTACCGGGGTTGTAAATGCTGTGTTTGATACTATTTCAAATGCTTTATCAGTAGTAAAATTAGATGTGTTATGAAATTGTCCTGGAAATACAGGATAAGCACCTGATCCTACTTGTACTGGAGCAGTTGAACCTATTTTACTATTATATGCAAATTGAAATGCTGGAGGATTAAATGATGATGTTGGTATACCATTTACTCTACATCCGTATACTACACCTGTACTACCTGTAAATGATGCTGTAATTAATGTTTCATTTGGTCCACCTGAACCTGATACATCTGTAATTGATAATACAGTTTGTTGATTACTCATATCGTAAACAACTAATGATGCTCTTGCATTTGCTGAAGGTACACCTACAGAACTGTATACTTCTAAATCATACATTCCATTACCTGTAGTAATTTGACCAGGTACTGATGCTGAATAACTAAATGATCCTGATCCTCCAAAACCACCTGCTGGTACTGATCCATTAACTCTTAAATTTACATCTACATAATTTGGTGCTGCTGCTTCATAAACATAGAAATTAAATGATCCTGTTCCTGATGGTGTATATGCTGGTGATGCTGATGATGATAATGCGAATCCTTCATTCCATGGTTCCCATGTCATTCTACCTAATACTAAATCACTACCTGATACTGCAGGATCTCCTACACCACCATCTCCATCATATATTATTACTGAAGATGAAGGTGATGTACCATATTCTTCACCAAATTTAACTTTAAATTGTTTGTATGAATTTATAGGATTATCTCCATATCCTATTGATGCAGTAGGTTCTTGTATATATAATGTATCATCTACTTTTAATTGTGGTCTAATAGGTACAGCAACATTGAATATAGCATGACCAGCTGAATTAGCAGGTTGTTTTACTCGCTGTATTAAATCACCGTTATAATCTAGAATATCACAAACAAATTTATATTGTGGTAATGAAAAATCTTCAGTTGTTATACTATATAATAGTTTAGTATAAACTGTATTTAACTGTGTAGGTTCTTGTAGTATTGATACGCTCATTATCTTCTTGTTTCTGCTGTGTTACTTAATTCCCATTTCAAATCATATTGATATAATTTTTGTTTGAATTTATTGGTGCGCCAAGTATAACTAGCGTTTTTTATGTTTATAGGAACAAATCCATTTTGTATTGCTGCACGTTCTTCAAAGAAATCTACTTTATTTAGGTTTAATTGATTATTCAATGAATCACTTTGTATGAATACACTTGGTGATTCTATTAATTCAGTTAACCAATCTGCATATTCTTGATCTAAATAATCAGTTGTTACCTCAAATTGATCAGTGAACATAGTAGCATATGTGTCTTTTCCACGTTTATTAGCGTCAAATATCGCTCCATCTGTATCACTCAATGTATTCCATGGTAATTGAGGTTGCGTGTAGTCTTTACGTGTTATTTTAGCTGATTTTTTTACTGGATTGTTTACATTATAATAATCCATTACTCCATATTTGTTTATGAATGCAAATCTAGTTCTACCTTTAATTCGTCTTGTTTCATCTTCATCTGGATATTCTTTAGCTAAATTTTGATCGTAGTAATAACAAGGTTCTCTATATATCTCAACTACACGATTATCACCTGATATAAAATCAAAATCAAATCTTAAGTATGTCCAATCACCATTATGAATGTATGATGCTGCTGATGAATCAGATGCTGATATATTTGCAGGACCAATTCCTATATGATGTAATGGCTCTAATGCTGTTGAAAATACTTGTGTTGTATAATAATTTGAATCATTAAATACTTGTACATTTGTAGATCCACTGTATAATGACACATCTACAAAATTTATACCTTCATTATATTGACCATCTGTAATTAATGATATAGTTTCCCAATCATAATCATGTGCCTTTTTAGTTGATGTACCTCCAGCATTAATAATTCCACTTAATGTAAAGTTAGGATCATTAGTTAGAAATGGAGTATTTTTAGTTGTTGTTAATCCTTGATCTACCATTGACCATTTATCTCTAGGCCAATCATAAGATAAGTTACTTAATTCGTTTACTGCAGGTATTAATGTACCTAATTTACTTACTGAACCACTAAATGATGCTGTAAATGCAGGTTCACCTGCTAATCCATTTCCATTATATTGTACAATAGATCCACTAGGAGAATCAGCATATTCCTCTCCCATTATAATTAAAAATTGTGCAGCATTTGTAAATGAACCAACGCCACCTACTGTGTACATTGGCGTATCATACGTTAGATAATCGCTACAAATAGATGCTATGTCTATCATACACAAACTAGCACTTGGTGCTGTTTTAATACGAGTTAAACGTGATGTAGATCTTTGAGGAATATAGATATCTGTTACCAACTTAAATTGGGCTTGACTTGCAGATGGAGATGTTACAACAAAAGGTAAATTATTTGTCGTAGCATTAACTGCGAATGGTGATGATTTTAAATCTAAACTATTTACACTCATGTTATGTTACTGTTGCTCCAGCTGATGTTGCTGCTGAATTAATGTTTATTATTATATCTTTCTCTACTCCCGCTGTTATAGCTGCTGTACCAAAGTTAGCAGCTGCGTTATTAATTGATTCTAATATAAATGGTTTTTTGCTATATTTTTTAACACCTCGTTTTTCTATGCTTTTTGCTATTGCAAATGCAAATGATTTAGGTGATTTAAATGTTGCTGGTATTGGTATTTTTTTACGTTTAATCCATCCTTCAATAGGACGAATAGGAGGCATTCTACCTGCACGTCTACCTGGTCCACCATCTTCTAATAATTCACCATACCATAATAAAGATACTTGTAATGTTTCTCTATCCTCTTGTGATACTATTTTCTGAGTAATAGATCTAGCTAAATCACCTGTATTGACAGATTTATTCTCAAACAATTGATTTTGCATTTCATCAATTATTCGTTGACCGAAGTCTAATAGTGCTATATCTAAATTCTCAGTAGATTCCATTTATGGTTGTTTAGGGAAATTACAGTAATCGTAAATACCTGATTCTGTATATTGTATTGTAGCTACAAAGCCATATACTCTATCCATAAATGCTTCTAATGTTGGTGTTATACTCTGTATATCATAAGATACACCTTTAGATTGATTATCACTAGGCGGTCCCCAATTCATGTAACCTCCAAAATCATATAATGTTTGTTCCATCTTAGACATTACTGCCTCAGGTGATTGGTTACTTAATTTAGGAACATCTAAAGCATATAATTCAAATGCTAATATTCTTAAACGTGTGTCTTGTGAGTATCCAGGTGATTGTAATGGTCTTAGAAAAACATAAGGATACTTTATATTTTGTGATGATGAATCTAAATAATCGATACTACCGAAGGCAAATGAATTTACATACTCATGTGCATCAGCAGCTGATCTAAATGTTTGTACTATGTTTTCTAATGATGTCATTACTCTTCTATTTTAGTTTTCTTACTTGCTTTTACTGCATCAGGATCTCCTGCTGCTATACAGTCTTTAACTAGTGATAATTGACTCATTAGTTGTGCTGCTATTCTATTTGCATCAAAACCAGCTATATGTCTTTTCCATACTTCTCGTCTATCTGCTTTGTTACAATTACATGCCATAATTTATTATTTAAGTTTAATTCTATTTCGTTGTTGTTTTTCTGCTTGTATTTCTAATAATCTATAATCTTTTTCTATTGCTAGATAATTTAATACAAACGGAAAATTTAATTCAGTGATACTTTTTCCCCCAGTGATGGAGAGAATATTTGTCTTGGAAAGAGAGTATATTGTCGCAAACCATCCCCAATGTGAGTTAAAGCTTCCATTGTTGTCTTCTTCGCTTGACTGATCATTGCTCTCTCTGCTACCGGCATCTCCGAAGAGTTGGTCGAATTTAGATAGTGTAGACTGGCGGTTGATAAAAAAAAACTTAATGCCCCTAATGCTAGTGACACTGGTAGTTCTTCCATTAATTTAGAATCTACAATTCTATCTGCACTATTATATTCTTTTATTTTATACCATTTAAATACGTTATCTACTTTATTTCTAGATATTTGAACGTTATGTTTTACATTCCAAATAAAGCTATCAAATTTATGACTTTCAACTTCACGATATAGTACCGCCATAATCTCGTGTAAGTTTTCATTTGGTTTTTTACATAGGTTCTCTAAATCAATAAATTCGCCTAATGACATATTTGATATATCTGCATACCCATAGTTTTTACCATCTAATTTAATTAATGGATAAAATTGTTCTTGAGTATCAATTGCACTATAATCTTTAGCTACACGACCTAAATCTGGAATAGACCACGTTGCTAATTCATCACGATCAATGTCTGTGAATACATGAATCGCTTCTATTAGTTTACCTAATTCACTTAAGTGTTCTAAATTTTGAAGTTGCTGATATTTGTCAATCGACAGATACTCGGGTATTTCTAATTTATATTTCTTCTTCATATACACATAAATATTTATTTTTATTAAAATCGAGGTGTTACATTACCCCGAACCTTGGTTTTGTTTGTCTAGCAGCTGGACTGATATACATTTTATTTGATTGTATTTCATTACGTGCTTTATTTGCTAACATTAAACTATCAACTATATCATCATGTAATCCATTTTGGTGTGTAAATGATAATTTACCATTATTAGATAATTTGTAAGTATACAATGATAATTCTTTATATACCTCAGGTTCTAATTCCTTAGTTGGTAATTCAATTATATTAGATTCTAAATCACTGATTAATGTTCTAACAATTTGTGTTTTACTATCTTGTGTTGTAGTAAATCCTCTTATACGTCTATTTTTAGGTATAACTAAATCTCTCATCGCAGCACCTATACCATTACTCTCTACATAACCACCTTCAATTCTAAATCTAGATAATATGTCATTAAATCTATTAGCAATTGTATTTATGTTCTCACCACGTAATCTATCAATTAATAATACACGACCTGATTCGTTCATTACGGTTAATACTGAATAGTCATTTGATAAACCAGTATCTATACCAGCAAAACATCTACTCGCTTTATCTTGTTTAACATACTGAGGTACTGTACATGCTTGATCTACTCCTCTAAATACCTCACTACCTGCATCTGTAAATTCAGCTAAGTATTCTTGTCTAAAAATATCATCAGGTAATGATAAACGTTGTTCAGCAATAAAATTTTGATCTATATATGGGTTGTCAGTTGATTGACCGCGGAACGAAATGTAGTCAGTACTATCGTTGCTACCCTTAAGGTAATACTTATAAAACCAGTTTTTAGACTTAGGTGTACTAATGATTAAACATTTCTTACCTAATGCTGTTAATGTAGGTAGTATTGCTGTTTCAAAACCACGTTCATTAACATATGCTGCCTCATCTACAACCATATAATGAAAACTAAATCCACGTACACTATCAGGTCTTTCACTTGATAAGAATTGTAATGTACTACCATTAACAAATTGTAATGTTAGTTCTGCTTTATTTGATTTTTGTATTATTGAATTAGAGGCATCTGATAGTTCTTGAAATACCTTCTTTGCTTGATTATATATAGGTGATATCCAACATCCTTTCTGATTTGGATTCTGTAATAACCAATATAATAGTAGATTTTGTCCCAGTAATGATTTACCCCATTGTCTTGAGGTTACTACTGTACCAAATTTATGTTGTGAATCACTAAACCCCTTTATTACCTGTTTTTGCCCGATATGAGGGGTAAATAATGTTACTTCCATTTAATATTCCATTTAATTCTTTATCGTGATCTAACTCCAATTTAGCATTAAGCATTAATTGTGCCTTCTCATATTCTTCTTTACCGACAAACTCACCTTCTAGTTCATCAAATATATCATACAATGTAGTATAAAAATCGTTATATGTCATCTGTTTGCTCATCACCCCATGTTAACTTAACGTCCATTTGTCCTGATATTGCAACTTTAATTTCATCTTCACCATTATATTTCATTATCTGATCTACTGCTCTCTGTCTTATTTTCTCATCATCTGATGCTAATAAACCTATTAATGTGTTTACTGCTGGATCTAATTGTTT